TTGAAGCGGCATCCCTCATCTTACTTGCTGACATACCCATAGCACCTTCAGCGTCAGGATCTCTTTCACCTGCTGATACAACTTTTATTTTATCAAAGTTATAGTAACCATGTCTGCTACTAACATCATTATATTTTTTTAAAATAGTTTCAAACTCTCTTACTCTATCACTACCAACAACCATATTAATCTCTGTAAATCCTTTTTTATACAAATCAGTAACAATATCTAAAACCATATTTGTAGGATTTAACATAATCTTACTTGCGTGTTGTGGAAATATCTTTTTCATGTAATCTAACTTTTGTCTTGGCGACAAAGGATTCTTTTTAGTATCAACACTCTTACTTAAATAAATTCTATAATCATTTGCTGGAACACTTTTAACTTTATTAATTAACTTTTCATGTCCGATAGTAGGTGGATTGAAACGACCAAATGTAAACGCCACTGATTTACTTG